CTCTATGTAATCCCCGCCAGACAATCCAAGTACACCCCCGACTTCAAGCTGCCAAAACCTGGTGGCTTTTTCTATGTCGAAACCAAGGGGCGTTGGACTGTCATGGATAGAGCCAAGCACCTTTTGATTCAGAAACAACAGCCTGAATTAGACATCAGGTTCGTCTTCAGCAATCAGAATGCAAAGCTCTACAAGGGATCCAAGACCACCTACGCAGCCTACTGCGAGAAGCATGGCCTTAGGTATGCCAACAAGGTCATACCTGATGACTGGCTGAAAGAAGCCACAACAAAGGAGAGCATGTGAATGGCACATATCCGAGAGCGAGAGACCAGGCGTCTTAAGAAACCTGGGCATCTCCACAAAAAGTGAGAGCAAGGGGGCGGCTTAGGTCGCCCCTTTTTTATTATTGGGAGAAACCACATGACGACTAAAAGAAAAACTACCCCAAAAGCTGCAAAAGCCACTGACCTTATCAAGCCTACTAGGGATCAAAAGCTTTCTATTATTGGCTTACTGCAGGACGTCTACGACACTGAAAAGCAGAGATATAAAGGTAAAGATACCGACCAAGCGGTGGCTGAATGCTTAGACATTGCCAGGTGGGGATGGGTGTCAGAGATCCGAGAAGAGTTCTTTGGTCCAGATGGTAATGAGGAAGACCAAATAAGCGAAAAGCTTATCGTTCTTCACAAGGAACTACATTCTTTGATGGCTAAAACCGACAAGGAAGTAGAGTCGGCAAAAGAAGCAATCAAGACAATGATCCTGTGCCAGACCCAAGCTAAGAAACTTATGGATCAGATTACTGCTTGGGTTAAAGCAGGTGCCCCATGACTGAGCTTATCGAAAGCGACTTTGTTGCCCATGTCCCCTGCGAAACCTGTGGATCTAAAGACAACGCCGCCTTGTATGACGATGGTCATACCTACTGCTTTGGCTGTGCGTCCTATGGCAAGGAAGAGTTTGGATATGAGCGCACTATAAGTAACAAGGCGCCACCTAACCGTGACCTGATCCCCGGCGAGCACTTGCACCTAGCGTCACGCAAGCTGACCGAGGCAACATGCAGAAAGTTTGACTACAGTGTCGGCAAGCACGGTGGTCAAGTGGTGCAACTTGCGACCTACCGTGACAAGCACGGCCAGCGATGCGCACAGAAGGTACGCACGAAGGACAAGAAGTTTTCTATTGTCGGTGATGCCAAGGCCATGACCCTGTTTGGGTCTCACCTTTGGTCCAACGGCAACAAGCTGGTGATTACTGAGGGTGAGATAGACTGCATGTCGGTGTCTCAGGCCCAAGGTAACAAGTGGCCGACAGTCAGCGTCCCCAACGGGTCTCAGTCAGCCAAAAAAGCCCTCATGAACAACTACGATTACCTGTGTGGCTTCAAAGAGATCATACTGATGTTTGACAACGACAAGGCAGGCCAAGAGGCGGCTCTGGAGTGCGCTGAGGCCCTTCCCATAGGCATGGCCAAGATAGCTAACTTAGGCTCCTACAAGGACGCCTCAGAGGCTCTGGTGGACGGTAATGCCAAGGCTATCATGGATGCTATCTGGCAGGCGCGTGAGTACCGCCCGGATGGCATCGTTAGCGCATCAGATCTACGGGAGACCATAGGCGAACAAGAGGCCGTGTCTCCCATTCAATACCCCTATCAGCGGCTCAACGAGATCACCAAAGGGTTGAGGCTTGGATCCCTTGTGACGATAGCCGCTGGTAGTGGTGTGGGTAAGTCAACCTTCGTCCGAGAGATTGCCTATCATGTTCACATGGGCGGCTTTCAGATCGGCATGTTGATGCTGGAAGAGACAACCAAGAGAACCGCCCAAGGCATGGTTGGCCTACACATGAGTAAGAACATCAGTGTGGACCCTGACTGCACCACCAAGGAAGAGATCGAGGCATCCTTTGATGACCTAGTCAAAGACCGTCAGTTCTACCTGTTCGATCACTTTGGTTCTACCGACATAGACATCATCTTGAATCGCATCCGTTACATGAACAAGGCGCTGGGCGCTGAGGTCATCTTCTTAGACCACATCAGCATTCTAGTGTCTGGGCTAACGGGGCAAGTGTCAGACGAAAGACGCCTGGTAGATGACATCATGAACAGGCTGCGTGTCTTGGTTCAAGAGCTCAACATCTGTCTGATCGTCGTGAGCCACCTACGCCGCCCTCAGGGCGACACAGGGCACGAAGGCGGTGCCAAGGTAAGCCTCAGCCAACTACGTGGATCCCATGCAATAGCCCAGCTGGCTGATTGCTGCATTGGCATCCAAGTAGACCCAGATGAACCCACAGCTGGCCTTCGTAACCTAGTGGTTCTGAAGAACAGACACACCGGGGAAGTCGGCGCAGCTGGGGTGCTTGAGTACAGCCAGAGCACAGGCAGGCTTAAAGACGCCGAAGGTAACTTTGATGCCTTCGACGCACCATTTTAACTAAGAGGAGAGAAACATGGGAGCACACTCTCACAAAAGCAAACAAAGGCACCCCAAGCCAACCACCTTCAAGCGTGAGCAGTATGAGGTCGGTCACATAACCTTTGAGGTCATAGACCACCCAGATGACGGTAAAACCTTTGCTCTGATTGCTGGCGAAGCACTGAGCGCCAAGGACCGCCGACCGTTGTTCACAGGTTACGTCCAAGAGGGCATGGGTAAGCAAATGGCACGCCTAGCATTGAGGCTAATGGATCTAGAAAAAGGAGAGCAACATGAGAAATAGAGAGACAGACTATCTGTATTCCCTGACCATGAACGACTACCAGGCAGACACAGCTGCCACTGCCATCTACAAGTGGAAGGTTGTCTACCCAGCACTAGGGTTAGCCTCAGAAGCCGGGGAAGTCTGTGACAAGATCAAGAAGCTGATCCGAGATCACGGGATCGACCAAAGTGGTCTAGAGGACCTCAAAGACGCCCAGCGCGTTGCTATAGCTAGTGAGCTTGGTGACTGCCTCTGGTATATCGCTGCGCTGTCACGGGACCTAGGCATCAGCCTTAATGAGGTCGCCCACATGAACCTAGAGAAGCTTAAGTCACGCCAGGAGCGTGGGAAGCTGGAAGGGTCAGGTGATAACAGATGAACCTAGTAAACTCATTCGTAGCCATTGTGGCTTTTGAATCCTTTGATGACTGTGTGTCTTGGGCACACCAGAAGGACCTATATCAACATTCGCTAGACCAGTGCTTCAAGGCGCAACTGGTACAGCCTGCTAAGAACTTAGCACCCATGAGTAGCCTACGCCCCAAAGCAAGGCCAACTGAAGAGTGAGCCGCTGGGTCTTTGACCTGGAGAGCAACGGCCTACTCGATACTGTAAGCACCGTACATTGCATTTGTCTGAGACATGTTGAGACCAACGAGAAGCTATCGTTTGGTCCCGATGAGATAGACCGTGCGCTGTACGTCTTGATGAATGCCGAGGAAATCATCGGTCACAACATCATAGCTTATGATATTCCTGTTCTTCAGAAGCTGTATCCAGACTTTAGCATCCAAGGCAAAGTCACAGATACATTAGTCATGTCCCGGTTGATGAGAACAACCCTAGCCGAGACAGATACAATCAAACATCAACTCAAGCCTCATGAGTTCCCCCGGAAGCTCATAGGTAGCCACAGCCTCAAGGCATGGGGTTATCGTATCGGTATATACAAAGGTGAATACGATGGTGGCTGGGAGAACTTCAGCCAAGAAATGCTGGACTACTGTCTTCAAGACACCGCTGTCACCATGACCTTGTACCAAGTGTTTATGGACAGCGGGTTCAGCCAAGAAAGCATAGACCTAGAGCACAGGTTGGCTGAGGTTTGCTTCCGTATTGGCAACAACGGTTGGACCTTCGACAAGGCTGCAGCCACTAAGCTCTACTCTGAGTTGGCACAGAAGCGGCAAGAGTTAGAGGATGGTCTGCATGAGCTCTTCCCGCCCTGGGAGATCACTGAAGACTTCTATCCTAAGGTCAACAACAGGGCCCGTGGCTACAAGAAGGGTGAGCTCTTTGTTAAACGTAAGGCCATCCATTTCAACCCTAGCTCCCGGCGTCACATAGAGTTCTGTCTAAAGCAGAAGTACGCCTGGAAACCTAAGAAGTTTACGGACAACGGACACGCCCAGATAGACGAGACAGTGCTGGCTGGGCTGCACTACCCTGAGGCACAGGCGTTGGCTGAGTTCTTCCTAATACAGAAGCGCATCGGCCAGTTAGCTGAGGGTCCACAAGCGTGGCTCAAGCGTGTCGATGACGATGGCCGCATAAGACACACAATCGTGTCTGGCGGTACTGTCAGCGGAAGAGCGGCTCATCGAGGGCCCAACCTAGCCCAGGTACCCAAGTGTGGCCTACCGTACGGCTCAGAGTGTCGTAGTCTATTCACGGTTCCTGAGGGATGGTGTTTACTTGGGTCTGACCTGTCTGGGTTAGAGCTTAGGTGTCTAGCGCATTACCTTGATGACGGTGGTGAGTATGCAAGACAGGTGCTTGATGGTGATATCCATACGCACAACCAGAAGGCAGCTGGGTTAGCCACCAGAGATCAAGCCAAGACGTTTATCTATGCCACCATGTATGGCGGCGGTGATCAGCTGATCGGTAAGATTGCTGGGGGCAACGCTACGCAAGGCAAGAAGCTCAAGGACAACTTCAACAAGGCTATCCCAGCCTTTGCACAGCTTCAGACAAACCTACGCAGGGCATACCAGCGCGGCCACCTCAAAGGCCTCGATGGACGTCTGTTGAATGTCCGTAGTGAGCACAAGCTGCTCTCTCAGCTTCTACAGTCATCTGGCGCTGTCATCTGCAAGAAGTGGGTAGACTTGGTCGATGCTGAGTTAACCAAGCATCACGAAGGTGACGCATACATCGTTGGTTGGATCCACGATGAAGTTCAAATCGCATGTAAAACAGAAGAGGTAGCTACTGATGTCGGTGATATCACTAGAAGAATGGCGCAAGAAGCAGGGGTTGCTCTCAAAACTAAAATACCCATCACCTCAGAACATTCCGTGGGAGCAACTTGGGCTGCTACACACTGAGGTTAACCCCCAGATGGCACACTTCATGTGCTTCTACTTGGTCTTGGACAGGGCGTGGAGACAGCCCTTCAGCATCAGTGGTGACTTCTCACGCAAAGGTGCCTTCTACGTTGCCATAGCTGCCAGTGAGGGCCTGATCACAACCAATGTCGGCGACGAAACCTATGCCCATAAGTGGATCATCACGGAATACGGAATGGAAGCTAAAGGAGAATTAGATGAGCTACTTAAAGAAGTATTTGCAGTCGCCTCAGGCAGAGACAGTA